AAAATGAATTAGTTAATCAAATATTAGATAAATTAGACAAACATAAAGGAGAAAGAGGGTAATGATAGATACAATAAAAGGTTTTATAGCAAAACTAGATTTAAAAACAATAACCATAATAGCGCTAGTAGTAGTTATATTACTAATGAGAATGTGCTCAAGTGGAGATCAAACTACACGTCCAATTACTAAAGTGGATGGAAAGAAGTATGAAGTAGTAAAACATACTACCGATACAGTTACAATTATAAAGACAGACATACGGTACCGTCCAGGAAAAGTAATCTACAAAGATGCACCAATCTACTTACTACCACCAACAAAAGTAGACACCTCAGCAGTCATCAAGGATTACTATTCTAAAATAGTATACAAAGACACATTGAACTTAAAAGAGGATGGAGGGACAATCGCTATCACAGATACAATATTCCGCAATAAAATTATAGGTAGATTGTGGAAAGCTTCGATAAAACAAAAAACAATTCACGATGTCACTATTGTAAAAGAATTACCTAAAACCCAAATGTATATTGGAGGTGTAGCTGGATTTGATAAAGTAAATGTAATAGATTTTATAGGACCATCACTTTTACTAAAAACAAAACAAGACCGTATATATTCATTAGGAGTAGGAATTGGTACAGATAAAGTACTATCAATACAAGGAGGTGTTTATTGGAAGATAAAGCTTGGAAGTAAATAAAAAATTTAGTATATTTATATAAAATAAACAATATAATCAAATGAAGAAATCACAATTAGCTGAAGCAATAAAGAGTGTGCTAGCAGAGAATAGAATAAAACAAGCTGTTAGAGAAGTACTAGCAGAGGAAATTCTAAATGCTCCAGGACAAAAACAATGGGACTCTAAATTTAAAATAAATTATGATGACCTACCTGCTAATGTAGACTTAAAAACAGCATCTTTGAATAAATTACTTCAAGGAATTCCTTATCAACATGTTGCATATCCTCAAGATTCTGATGATGGTAATTTATTGTTTAAGACTGCAGAGGACTTAGCTAGAGCAAAAAAAGCACTTATGGGTAAACAATCTACCATTAATGAAGAAGAATATGACACAGTTAAGGATGTAACACAAGCACTTAACAACAGCCGTCCTTCTCAAGATGAAGTAGAAAATTACCTAGGAAGATCTCTATCAAAGGACGAACTAAGAGCTTTTGGATTCAATTCAGGAACAGTAACTGGGTACAAATACGGACAACCACAATATGCTGGACAAGGTCAGAGAAAAACTTATACTAGTTACGCTAGAGGAAATTCTAGACGTTCATACTAATCTAATTCAAAATAAATAAAATCTAGGCTTGCTTTCGCAGGCCTTTTTTTGTATATTATATTTATAAAATCATTAGATATGAATACAAGAGAAGGAAGCTTTACGATAGATGATCCAAAGCCAATAAAAGAATTAGTTGACCACCCACAACACTATGGAGGAGGAGATAATCCTTACGAAGCCATAAAAGTTATAGAAGCATGGGACTTAGGATTTTGTTTAGGAAATACTGTTAAGTATATTTCTAGAGCAGGAAAGAAAGATGAAACAATCCAAGATCTAGAAAAAGCTCTTTGGTACTTAAAAAGAGAAATAAAAAAACAAAAAAGTTGTGGCAAAAAAGATACTAAAGCAGGTAAAATTAATTAGAGATTACAACACTCCCTCCATAGATTACACCACCAGTAAATCAATATCATATAGTCAAACTCTAGCATATAATACTTGTCCACACCAATGGGCATTAAAATATGTTAAAGGACTACACGAGTACAAGCCATCTATTCACACAGTATTTGGTACAGCAGTACACGAAGTAATGCAAGAATGGTTAACAGAATTGTATGATGGAACAGTTAAGAAATCAACTGAGATGGATCTTGGACATATGCTACACCAAAAGTTATTTACTATCTATGGTGAAGAGAAAGAAAAGTATGGACAACATTTTTCTAGTTCTGAGGAACTTTCTGAGTTTTATAATGATGGAGTTGAAATTCTAGAGTTCGTTCGTAAGAAACGCTCTGTTTACTTTGGAACTAAGTATTATAAGCTAGTAGGAGTAGAAATTCCTTTAATACACCAAATAGCTGATAATGTTTTCTTTAAAGGATATATTGATATTGTTCTGTACGATGAACAAGATGACAAATACATTATCCTAGATATAAAAACATCCACCTCAGGATGGAATGATTATGCTAAAAAGGATGATAAAAAACTAGCACAACTACTTCTGTACAAAGAATTCCTATCAAGACAATTCAACATTGATATAGATAAAGTGGACGTAAAGTATTTCATCGTAAAAAGAAAAGTACCAGTCAATCCAGAATTTCCAGCAATGGGAAGAAGAGTTCAAGAATTTGCACCTCCTTCAGGAAAGATTAAAAGAGGACAAGCAACAACAGCCCTTACAAAATTTATTGATGATGCTTTTGACTCAGATGGAAAGTATATTGACAAAGAGTATGATAAGAAGCCTTCTAAGTCCAATTGTATGTTTTGTGACTTTAAAGGAACAGATCATTGTCATGCAGGTGTTTTTATTTAAGTTATATATTTATATATAATAAACATAAATAATATGAACACAAAAAAATTAACATCAGTTAAAGTAGAAGAGGACCTTTTACAAGAATTCAAAGAGCAATGCGTAAGATATAAATTTTCGCTACAGAAGCTTGTAGACAGATCAATTTTTCTGTATCTTACAGAAGAGGAGTATAGGTTAAAGCTACACACACAAACAAACCTTAAATTAAAATAGTTACATGAAAGAAAAGTTTCGTTATGTTAAGAAGGAGGATCGTAAAAAAATTCTTCTGTTATGTGATGATATTAGGATGCATTCCGGTATCGCAACAATGGCCAGAGAGATTGTCGTAGGAACATCTCACCACTTCAACTGGGTCAATCTAGGAGCAGCAATCAATCATCCTGAAGCAGGAAAAGGATTTGATATCTCTGCAGAAGTAAATAAGCTAACTGGGTTACAAGATGCAGATGTAAAAGTTCTCCCTAACAATGGTTATGGAGATGCAATGCAGATTAGATCATTAGTTCTTCAAGAAAAGCCAGATGCTATTTTTATCTTTACTGATCCAAGATATTGGGTATGGTTATTTGATATAGAAAGAGAATTAAGAAATGAAGTTCCTTTAATGTATTTAAACATTTGGGATGATTATCCAGCACCTCTTTACAACAAACCATACTATGAGTCGTGTGATTTATTAATGGCTATTTCAAAACAAACTAAAAATATTAATGAAATAGTTTTAGGAGAAGCAGCAAAAGATAAAATTATTAAGTATGTTCCTCATGGAATAAACGAAGAGCATTTCTTTCCAATGACCTCAGTAGACCAACTACAGGTTCTAGGTCAATTCAAAAAAGATTTATTTCAAGGAAAAGACATTGAGTTCGTAGCATTCTTCAATTCAAGAAACATTAGAAGAAAATCTCCAGGAGATGTAATTCTTTCATATAGAATGTTCTGTGATTTAATTGGACAAGAAAAAGCTAAGAAATGTGCATTAGTGATGCATACGCAAGCAGTAGATGAGAATGGTACAGACCTTCTTGCAGTAAGAGAAGCAATCTGTGATGACAGTTATGTAAATGTATTTTTCTCACAAGAAAGATTAGATACTCCACAAATGAATTTACTATACAATATAGCAGACGTTGGAATGCTTATCACTTCAAACGAAGGATGGGGATTATCATTAACTGAAACTATGATGGCAGGTAAAATGATTATTGCAAATGTAACAGGAGGTATGCAAGACCAAATGAGATTTACAGATAACAATGGTAAGTGGATTGACTTCACCTCTGATTTCCCTTCTAACCATAGAGGAACTTACAAAGAGCATGGAGAGTGGGCAGTACCTGTTTATCCATCCAACATTTCAATGGTAGGTTCAGTTCCAACTCCTTACATCTACGATGATAGATGTGCACCAGAAGATGTAGCAAAAGCCTTAGAACAAGTTTACAACTTAGGAAAAGAGGAAAGAGATAGAAGAGGAGCATTAGCAAGAGAGTGGGTTACTTCAGATGAATCAGGAATGTCAGCACGTCAAATGTGTACAAATGTTATTGAAGCAATGGATGAGACATTTGAAAAATTTACTCCAAGAAGTAGATTTGATTTATTTAAAGTAACAGACAGACCAAAAAAATATATCACACATAAATTAATATATTAATATGGGAATGACTTTTAAAATATACAAACGTAAATTACAAGAGCAAGTTTCAATATACGATACACTAGTAGAGGTATTTGATGCAAAACCTTTTAAGACAACATTCATGTTTATTAGAGATGAGGATGATATATACATACCTCGCTTTAACGACCCTAAAGGAAATCCAATTAATATAAACTTCTACCACGAAGGTATTGGCTTATATACATTAGATTTCACGGTCAATGATACAAGCTATAAAAGTAATACAACAAAATATACGTTACTAGATTACACAACTCTACTTAGTACTGTTGCTCAAGCAGTAACACAGTTTCTAGAAAAATACAATCCTGTAGGACTAGAACTAACAGGTACTAATGTATATGAAAAAATTGCTACTAAACCTCAAGCTGAAGGACAGAAGGATAGAATTTATAAATTTTTCATATCACAAATAGAAGATAAAGGAAATTATATGGTAGATAAGTCTGTAAAAGACGGTATTGCATTAATGAGAAAATAAAAATAGAGTTATATGAATAATAAACCTACATTAGCAGTAAGTGCACCAGTTGACACTTACTCAGGATATGGAGCAAGAGCAAGAGATTTTGTACAATCAATCATTGATTTAGATAAGTACGATGTAAAAATCTTAGGACAAAGATGGGGTAATACTAGATTTGGATATTTAAAAGATCACGGAAACACTTCCTTATCTTCTAGGTTGATTCCAAACCTAACACAACAACCAGACATTTGGATTCAAATTACAGTACCAAATGAATTTCAAAAAGTTGGTAAATATAATATTGGAGTAACAGCTGGAATTGAAACTACACTTTGTGACCCTTCTTGGATTCAAGGATGCAATAATATGGACTTGGTACTAGTATCTGCACAACATGCTAAGACAGTATTTGAAGAAAGTAAATACAATATGCAAGATAATAATACTGGACAAATTACAGGTACAGTTGAATTAAAGACAAAAGTAGAAGTTTTATTTGAAGGAGCTGATATAGAAAAGTATACACCACTTGCATGGCCTGTTAAATTAGATCTAAAGGATATTCCTGAAATGTTTTGCTTCCTAACAATAGGTCACTGGCTTCCAGGAATACTTGGAGAAGATAGAAAAAATATCGGATATACTATCAAAGCATTCCTAGAAACATTTAAAAATAAAAAAGATGCACCAGCACTTATTTTAAAAGTACAAGTAGGAAGTGGAACTTCTATCATGGATAGAGAAGAAGTGCTAGATAGAATTGATGCAATCAGAAAGACAGTCAAAGGTAAATTACCAAACATTTATCTACTACATGGAGAAATGTCTGATGCTGAAGTAAACGAACTATACAATCACGGTAAAGTAAAAGCAATGATCTCTCTAACAAAGGGAGAAGGATTTGGAAGACCATTACTAGAATTTAGTTTAGTAAACAAACCAATCATAGCATCAGGATGGTCAGGTCATATTGATTTCTTAGACAATCAATTTACAAAACAAATTGGAGGAACATTGACAAATGTACATCCATCAGCAGCAGTAGAAAAAATGATACTACAAGAGAGTCAATGGTTTAGACCAGACGATGCCCTTACAGGAAAGGCTCTTAAGGATGTGTTTGAGGATTATAAAATTTATAAGGAATTAGCTAAAAGACAAGGATATAGAAGTAGAACTGAGTTCTCTTACGATAAGATGAGAGAAACGCTAGATACCCTTCTAACACAGTATATACCTGAGTTTCCTAAGCAAGTTCAATTAAAATTGCCTCAACTCAAGAAAATAGAATTACCAAAATTAAAGAAAGTATAATGGAAGAAAAAATGTCAATCTGTCCACACTGTGGAGGAAATGCTTGCTACGAGCAGCAAGTAAGTGAACAAGTAACAACACACTTCTGCTTTGGTTGTGGTTACTCAACTTCAACTCTAATGGTTGAGGGAGGAGAATTAGTAAACAAAACTCTAGAAGCATCACCAGAACTTTACAAAGATCTTATGTTCGTAAGTGAAGATAAAAAAGTTTGGTTCCCATCAACAGTCACTCTTCCTGGAAAAGGAATGGTATTTGTAGATGGAACAGCAAAAGACAATTGGAGATGGGCTGCAGTAAACTCTATAGAGATCCTAGAAGAGGAAAAAGCAAAGTTTCCAAAAGGTCAGACAACTAAGATGGATATGAAGAATATCAAACATTTTGACAAACAAGACTTCATGGAAGCATTAGATGCTATCAACTTCTTTGATGTAGAAGTTGCAGAATCAAAATAAATTTCGTATATTAATAGTATGAAAATAAGTTATGCAATACTTACTCACAACGAGGGGAATTACATTGAGAAGTTAATTCCCTTCTTGTTAGAGTTTAAAAACGAAGAGGACGAGATTGTAATAGTTGATGATTACTCTGACGACCAGCTTACAAAGGATATACTAAAGAAGTACGAATCAGACATTACTCTACACTACAGAGTATTTGACGGAGATGCCACTCAGAAGAATTACCTTAACAGCAAATGCACAGGAGATTATATTCTTCAATTGGATGCTGATGAAATAGTTAGCGAGTGGTTTATACAATCTCTTCCAACTATTGTAGAAAGTAATCAAGAAGTTGATATGTTTATCATGCCTAGAATTAATACAGTTACAGGACTTACCGACGAATGGATTAGGAAGTGGGGATGGAATGTAAACGATAAAGGATGGGTAAACTTTCCTGACTGGCAGATGAGGTTGTATAGAAATTGTGAATGGATAAAGTGGGAAGGACTTCTTCACAGTAAGGTAGTCGGAGCAAAACAATACACACTACTACCAGAAACAGAAGAGTTCTGCATCATACACTTAAAAGAACTAAGCAGACAAGTTCAGCAGAATAACTTGTATGACGAAATAGAAAAGAACGGAAGAACTAAGTACAAAGTATGATAACACATTGCATATCAACTTATAATAACCTACCTTACCTTAAACTAGCAGTAGAATCTGTAAGAAAGAATTCTTATTATAAAGATGCTCCTTTTATTATTCATGCTGAAAATTGCACAGATGGTACGAATGAATGGTTAATAGAAAATGCTGAAAGGTTTCAACTTCAGTATTATGTAGATGTCCATAATGAATCTCCTAAAGGAATTGGAGGTGGAATGAACTTCTGTGCTGAGAGAGTAGAAACACAATACATCAACTTCCTACACTCAGACTTCTATGTTACTAAGGACTGGGATATTGAGCTGTTAAAGATTCATGACAAGTATCCAAATGAAAAGTTATGGGTAAATTCTCATAGAGTGGAGCCGGATATGTTTGGATCACCTCAAAGACCTGGAACTATTATAGTAGAAAAGAATATGTTTGGAGCATATTATAATGATTTTCAAGCACTACTATTCGAAACCTGGATCGAGGACTTAAAAGCAACAAACGAATATTTTGAAATTCCTAAAGGAGAAGGAGTATCAGGATTAGTAAAAAAATCAGTATGGGACGAAGTAGGAGGTAATGATCCTAGATTTGCTCCTACATCTTGGGATGATATGGATTTGTTTCTTAGAATGCTACAACATGGAGTACGATTTGTATTGCCATTCAGTTCAATTATATGGCATTTTGGAGCAAGAGGTTCACATAGATTGGAAGAGAATAGAGGACAATCCTCTCAGAGACAAAAAGAAGCAGAGCAAAAAAATGCTATTAAGTGGTTGGAGAAGTGGAAAAAAATGCCTACCTTTGATCAATACGGAATGATAAAACAATTTTAAATAGCTTTAAATAATGATAAACAGAGAAGAAGTAGAGGCAATAGACCTATTGCACAACGCACATTTAATTAACGAAGAGGAACACAGAGGATACTACCTAAGTAACCCAGGACAAGAGCATTATAAGCTACTAGCATACTACAGCATGCAGTTCGATAACGCTACTTTACTAGACGTAGGCACATATAAAGGATGCTCAGCACTAGCACTATCACATAATCCAAAAAACCAAATTAAATCATTTGATATTAACCCAGGACTTAGAAACATCTCAGACCATCCTACTAATATAGAATTTATAATAGACAATATATTAAACAAAGAGTATGAATCTCTAATACTTTCAAGCAAATTTATTATATTAGATACTGACCATTTAGGAGAATTTGAGCATGAATTTTATACCCATTTAAGGTCTATAGGATACAAAGGCACCCTGCTACTAGATGACATTAAACTAAACCCAGAAATGATAGAATTTTGGAATAGCATTACCGACGAAAAATACGATATTAGTAACGTAGGCCATGTCACAGGAACAGGCCTAGTAATTTTAAAATAATGAAATACAGCAAAGAATCTTATATAACATTTGGCATCAGTCCACTAGATTGGAAGGATCATGTTAATGTAAAAACACTAGTAGAGAATACTAAGCTAATAACTGGGAATGTGTTGGATGTTGGATGTAATCATGGAGCAACTACCTATTGGCTAAAAGATTACAATGTTAGTACTATCACAGGTATTGATATAAATAATGAAGCATTAAGCTATGCTAGAGAAACTTTTAAAGATGTACAGATACCAAGTACCTTTATTAGTTTAGATTTAACCACAAATAAGTTGAATCAAAAATTTGAAACCATAATATCTTTTCATACATTAGAACATATATATCCCGAAGATGTGGATATATTTTTATCTAACATTAAGTCAATGCTAACCACAGATGGGTATTTTATCATAGGAGTTCCCTATGAATACGCATACTTTGATTCATGCCATGTAGGATTTTATAATGAAATTTCATTAAATACAGTAATGGAAAAAAATGGATTCAAAACAATCAAGTCCTTCAGAGACGATAGGTGGAATGAAAAGAATATTTTAACAGGCATTTACAGAGGATAGCAGTAATCTTTTTATAATAAAAAACATAATATGGTTATAGGATTTCATTCGAATCAACTAGGAATAAGAGGAACAGAAGTTGCTCTATACGATTATGCACACTACAACGAAACTGTACTAGGAAACAAGTCCTTTATAGTATCAGATAAAAATAGCAACCTAGACGCTTTAGAAAAATTTACTAGTCGCTTTGAAGTTTTCTTATATGATAATTTTATAGAAGTAGAAAGCTTTGTGCAAAGTAAAGATATACAGGTTATGTACTACATAAAAGCTGGAGATGCTGACGGAAAGGTCCTGCAATCATGCACCAATGCAGTACATGCAGTCTTTCAAGTAAATCAACCACATGGAGACAGTTACCTATACATTTCCGAATGGTTAGCTGAAAAAATGACAGGCGATAGTAATAGATACGTACCTCATATAGTTACGCTTCCTGAAACTGCAGCTGACTATAGAGAATTTCTAGGTATACCAAAAACAGCTACGGTGTATGGAAGGCATGGAGGCTACCAGCAGTTTGATTATCCATGGGTGCATAAGGCAGTTTATACGTTTGCACAAAAACATCCAGAGGTTTACTTTGTATTTATGAATACTAAACCTTTTTGTGAGACACTGCCGAATATTATCTACATAGAACCTACCTATGATTTAGAGCAAAAGACTGCTTTTATTAATACATGCGATGCGATGATACACGGAAGAAGTGATGGTGAGTCCTTTGGATTAGCTATAGCAGAATTTTTACACCAAGACAAGCCTGTAATTACTTGCAGAGAAGGTTATGATCAAAACCATAGAGTAATGTTAGGGAAAGATGGAATATACTACAGCAGTTTTGCAGAACTACTGGAAGTTTTTGAAAAATACAAGCGAACTAATCCAAAAGGACACTACAGACACCTAGTCAGTGAGTACACACCAGAAAGAGTCATGGAAAGATTTGATCAAAAGTTTTTAAAAAACAAAAAATAACAACTATGAGAACAGCAGGCATTAAGGAAAAATTAGCAATAGTAATATGCTACTGTAGCAATGACTCTAGATTTATAGAAACGTGCCTAGATCAAGCTATACTAGTCAGCGATAACGTTATAGTACCAATAAGTGATCACCTATTTGGAGGTGACCCAGAAGATCTAAAATCTATCACAGCTTTAGCAACTAAATACCCTCAAGTCAACTTCTCTGTATTTGAATGGCATCCAGGAAAGTTTCCTAGATACTGGCACAATATGTCTAGGATATTAGGAAACTCATTGATTTCAGATGAGTATGATTGGGTTCTCTTTTTAGATGCAGATGAAATATTAGAAGCTGATCTATTTAATAAGTTTGTGAGTAATAGCACTTTCGAATCTCACGACACATATAAATTAGGGTGCTACTGGTATTTTAGAGAACCAATTTATCAATCTAAATCTTTTGAAGCTTCTCCTGTGCTAATACGAAAACAGTTAGTTAGCATTAATCCTGAAGATATACATTGTGAGAGAGAGCAGATGTACGAGTACCTTAATGTACCCAAGCAGTTTTTAGTATTACAGGATGGATATCCATTAGTACATCATTTTTCATGGGTACGTACCAAAGAAGAAATGTTGAAAAAAGTAAAAAATTGGGGGCATACCAATGATACTAATTGGGAAACGTTAGTAGAAGAAGAATTTAGTAGACCATTTAATGGCACTGATTTTATACATAAATACGAATATAATATTGTAGAAAATAAATTTAATATACAATGAAAGTATTATATAGGACTTCCGATGCTGGGTATAGTAAAATAAAGCCTGAGTATGTTAACAATGAGACTTGTTTAAAAAATGCTATTAAGGAATTTAAACAAGCTGATTGGAAATTAATAGCTGATAATATATCTGCTGATACAGAATCCGTAATAAGGAAATGTGGTTATACTGGTTTAGTAGATCATGTACGAATTGGACACGGCGCTGGTACTTTTAATTTAGCATTAGATTATGCGCTAACATTGTGTGATAGTGAAATAGTTTATTTTCTAGAAAACGATTATTTACATAAACCTAACTCCTACAATATTTTAATGGAAGGTTTTGCATTAGGTGCATCGTTTGTATCTCTATACGATCATCCAGATAAGTACGTTGATGGCCCTAATCCTTATGTATGTGATGGAGGAGAAGAGACAAAAGTGTTTCTATCGGACTCATGTCATTGGAAACTTACAAACAGCACAACAATGACATTTGCTTCAAAGGTAAGTACGTTAAAATTTTATGAACCGACTTTACGAAAATACACTTCGACAACACATCCACACGATTTTGATATGTGGATTGATTTACGAAACCAAGGAGCATCCTTAATCACCCCACTACCAGGATACTCAACTCACGGAGAGTCAGCTTGGCTAGCCTCTCTAACTAATTGGAACAATGTTAATAGCAACACTTAATCACAACTTACCTGACCTTACTGATAATTTAGTTAATCAGTTAAAGAGAGATCCATACTTTAATTCTTGTGAGCTAATGGTAGTTGATAATGGATCGAAGGAGCCACTAGCAACTTCAACAACACATCAACTAGAAGAGAATATATTCTTTGGAGGAGGTTTTAATGTAGTACTAGACTACTTTTTAAATGAAACAGATCATGAGTATTTATACTTTCTTAACAATGATCTAATCTTTCATGGCCCTTCTTTCCTAACAACGTCTTTGAGAGAAGCAAGAGAATCAGATGCTGCAGTATACTCACCATCAGTAATAAATGCTTCTATTGAGCAATGTCATTGGAAGCAAATGTGGAATTGGGGTAAAGGATTGAGAGAGGTAAGATGGATTGATTTTCAATCACCTTTACTAAGAAGAGACATACTACAGGAGATAAAAACATTCCCAGAAGAGCTTATCTACGGATGGGGACTGGACTTCTATGCTGGATGTATAGGAGAGAAACTGAACCTAAGAACAGTTGTGTCAGACAGCAACACAATCTGCCACTTAAACTCTCAGACATTTAAGCAAAACAAAATTAACATAGGAATCACAGAATTCTGTAGAAATGCAGAAACAAATATGCATAGCTATTTTAGCAATTCTGAATTTAATTCCTCATATTTAAACTTAAGAACCTACGGGGAAAATTATACAATATGATATCATTTATAATACCTAGCTACAACAATTTACGACACTTAAAAAATGTGTACGCCTCCATACAGAAGCACGAACCTCAGGCAGAGGTAGTTCTTCTTGACGACGGATCAACAGATGGAACTTGGGAATGGATGCAGCAACAGAAACAATCTACAAAAGGCAAAGTACTGTTACATAGAAGTGAAAATAGAATAGGACATACCATACTCTACGATGTAGGAATAGATTTAGCAACTAATGATATAGTTAGCATTCTTCATGCAGATATGATAGTGGGTCCTAACTATGTTAAAAATGCTACTAAACATTTAAAACAAGGAACAGTTGTATGTGCTACTAGAGTTGAACCACCACTACACCCTGTTGCTAAAGAAAAAATACTCCGTGATTTCGGGCAAGATTTTGACACACTAAATATTGAGGCTTTTGAAGATTTCGTATTAGCAGAGCAAATCGCAAATAAAGATGTAACAACAAGAGGAATGTTTGCTCCTTGGTTTATTTACAAGAAAGATTTCCAAGCTATAGGAGGTCATGATCACTTATTTGCGCCATTTCCTAATGAAGACTCTGATATATTCCAAAGATGGATGTTGGCAGGGTATGAGATAGTGCAGAGCTGGGATGCATTGGTATATCATTTGACTTGCAGGGGACATAGATGGACTGAGGTGATCGGTCAGGATGATACTTTTTTTAAACAAGCAGCACATAGAGCCTCTAGAAACTATTTACGTAAGTGGGGTAGTTGGATTGCTAATAACGAATACCAGTGCCCTATTATAAAACCTAAGTACAACATATCCTTTGTAGTTAAACATTGTAACTTACAAATGCTAGAAGCATTAGAACCTTGGTGTGATAGAATTTATATTGAAGATGAACTAGGAATATTGTTTGCAGCTTATTACGAAACTGAACATAAAAATACATCATATGATTTAAAGAAACGAGTACTCGATACGAAGTGGAACGATCCTCAAGGAGAGAATGATATCGTTGTAGAGTTTGATGCAAAGCAATTTACTCAGCAATCCTTCAGCATCATACAACAGCTACCAGAAATAATAAAACAAAGTGGAGAGGTAGGACAATTTGAACTTGACATATTCAAAATAACAATCAACTCTCTTACAGAATATCAGAACGATTTAATAGTATGTAAAAATTAACTATTTATAATAAAAACACATGAGCTTAATAAAAGAAATAAAACAAATGTTATCTGAAGTTACAAAGGTAAACTTCAAAGGAAATAAATTTGTACTAAAGATAGATGTTAATGAAGATCCGAACAAAAAAGGAATCAAAGTACAATTCCTTCCAACTACATTCTCAGGAATGTCAAAGCAACAACAAGATGATATTGCAATGGACTTAGGAGCTAAATTAAACCAAGGACTATCTCCACTAGGACTAACAGTAGAAAGAGATAGAGAGTTAAAAGATAAAACAATATTAGGATTTTTCATTTATATTGAGTATCTTGATAAAATTATTATAAATGCTTTGAACCAAGCATCAAAGCAACCTGACACTAACAATTAAATCAATTAATATGCCACAGTTTTGTTTTTATTCAAAGAATAACCCTACACAAGAACCAGTAGGAGTTATACATGCAACAAGTAGAGAAGAAGCAGTAAAGTTCTTCTCACTATCAAAACAATTATCAATACCTGATTTTCTAACAATTTTTGAAGTTAAAAGCTACACATATGGTGCACAAGAGGGAATTGCGGAAAGTACTAAACAGCTACTTAAAGGGTAGCATTAGGATAAAAGAAAGAGATATGGCTAGAGATATAATGGAGAAGAAACTTTTTATCGAAAGCATAGTTCTTCTGAGAGAAATAGAGGATCGAAGAGATTTTATGGAGGAGGAGATAGGAATGGATATGTCTATGTATGAAGAAAAGTTCCTACAGATAATAGAAAATCTACTCAAAGTTCACTTCAACAAAGAGCAGTTCTCTTTGATTCAATATTACCTATACCAAGTCCCAACCATACAAGATTGGGATGGACTAATAGACATCTCAGATGGAAAAGAAATGATCACAGTTAAATTTGAAACACCAGACGATGTGTGGACTGTAATTACTAGTTTAAAATAATTAATAAAAAAGTTGCATAGTACGAATGTTGTTCGTATATTTAACTATATAAATTTTAAAACAAAAAGGGTTATGAATTTGGAACAAATTAAATGTTCAAGGTGTAAAAATGATATGCCTAAAATAAGATTGGATAATTACGGATACGACTTTTGCATAACATGCTCAGATGTAAAACCTAAAGTAGGTAGAGTGAGAGTGATTGGAGAAGGAGATTATACAGTTACCGAATTAGATATTCTTGATCAGGATACAGCTAAAAGACTCCAGGAGTTGGAAAATACTTCAAGAGGAGTAAGAAACGTTCCATTAGAGATCTTAAACTTTGATGAGGATGAATTGTCTGATGACAGTAGAGCAATTGTAGAAGCTACTGACAAAGCCTTAGAAGGGGAGTTGGAAGTGGACGACGATGACGAGTTGTTAGATTTAGAAGACATCGATGATGTTGAAGGATTAGAACTTGATGACGAAGATGACGAATAAATGCCAGTAAGCAAATTTTTATCTAAAGAAGATATTTTAAGAGCCATGCAGAACACCAAGAGCAATCATGGTGCTGCAAGGTTTCTTAGATGCTCATTAAATCATTACAAGAAGTACGCAACGGTTTATGTAGATGAGGCAACAGGCCTAACTCTAAACGAACTACATAAGAATCCCTCAGGCAAAGGTATTCCTAAATTCTTATCCAACAAAGGAAGAAAGGCTCCACTCAAAGAATTGATAGCAGGTACTCTTTCCATTGAAAGTTTTGAACCAGCTAAGATCAAACAAAGATTAGTATTCGAAGGATACTTAAAAGAGGAGTGTAGTAGATGTGGCTTTCATGAGGAGCGACTAGCAGATCAAAAGATTCCATTAATATTACAATTCAAGGACCGAAACAAAAAGAACTATGAGCTAGAAAATATTGAGCTGATGTGTTACAATTGTTCCTACCTTTATGCAATCTCTCCAATATCTGAGAAGCAAGTAATTAAGATGGAGGATTACATAGAGAAGAAAGGACCTGAGGTAGAATGGGAAGTGGATGATTCAATGAAGGAGCATTTACAATCTCTAGGACTATGGAAAGAAGAGTTCGATCCTACTGACGGAAACAATTACATTTCAGAGAACTACAAAAGAAATGAACAACAAGAGTAAACCTTCCAGACAACAAAGTGTAGCTAACAAACTTGTTAAGCAATCTGAGCAGAATGAAAAATTAAGAGAGAAAAAAATTAGTAATTCTTTTTGGAAATTGTTTCAAAAATAGTTGCTAGAATGAAACTTTGTTCGTATCTTTACAAAAACAAATAACGGTTATGGAAAAAACAGGTAATACGGTTAAGCTCATTTATGACTTTAACACTGCAGGTGTATGTGAGGTTTGTATTAAAAACAATTGGTATCGTACAACAGCTAGAGAATTTAGATCATTCGATGGTAAAAGAAGAATAACTGAATCAGTATTACAATCTGGCACACAACACACTTATGATTATAATGGTCCTGTATATGTTGTACAGACAAATATACAAGTAGAGAGGTTATTTACCGAAACAATAGTAACTAATCCACACATCACAGTAACACAGAAATCTTTAACAAACAGTAATCGTATATGAGAAAGTTACAAATACAATCATTAGAAGAATTAGACACACTGTTCAAAGAGAAGACAGTTGATATGACAACTAATATTAGAGATAGTATACAAGAAGCATTTGCTTCAAAGAATAAGACAGCATTTCTTTTTGAGATAGAAGTAGATGGGATGGATACATCTTTTGAGATATCTATTACAACTAAAGAATGGGAAACAGCATTACAGAACTGCTTAAGCCACTTTCGTGAGTGGCAAATGGTAGACGATGAAATAGACACTTGGCAATTAATTCAAAAAATAAAATCATGATAAAAGTATTCACATGCGAGGTTACAGGAATTAAAACTACATACACGTACAACAAAGATAGTATCGTTAGTGGTATAGCAAAAGCAGAATTTGAATATCCAGCAGGATACCTAGATGCTTTTAATAAGAAAGAGAAACGTCAGGAAAACTTACCTAAAACAAAAAGACTATACTTGAATCCTAAAACAGGTAACGAAGTTAGTTATGCTAGAGCAAGAGCTTTAGGAATACTTACGTAAAAAGTTGCATATTGCAAAAATAATTACTATAGTTAGTAATAAGAAAAATAAAAATGAAAGCAGTTATTATTAGTTTGCATGGATTTAATTCAGGTCCAGGAGAGAAAGCACAAGAGTTACAAAAGCAGTTCCCAGACTATCAAGTTATTGCTCCACAACTACCTTACGATCCACATCAAGCAATTAAGTTGGTATCAAATATTGTTAACGAATATATTGATAGTGATGTGCATATTGTAGGAACATCTCTAGGAGCATTCTATGCAATGTATCTAAGCATAAAATACTGTAACACAAGCAATATTTTCTTCTATTTGATTAATACTTCATTTGAACCACACATTACGTTAAAAAGATATGAAGGTATAGTTCTCACTAACTATAAAACTCAAGAGCAGTTTGAAACTACTCCGCAATTCTTTCGTACATTATATATACAATACATACAGATAACAAGCCACTATGATGCAAATTGTATTTATTCATCTAACTATTTTATAGGAACTGAGGATGAGGTGATTGATTATACAAACTTTATGAATTTCTTAAAATCTTTCGAAGTACCATACAGATTGGAATACTCAAAGCAAGATCACAGATTCAGTAACTTATCTGATGTGGTAAAAGCAATTAGATACAATAGCGTACTATTTATATAAAAGTACTATATAAATGAATGAAATAACTATTACCAATTTACTATTAGAAAGGTTTGTTAACCTACACAATCGTGAGCAAATGTCCAAATACATTGATGTCGTTTGGCAAATACTACAAGATAGCTACGCTGAGATAGGAGGATTTAAGTCTGCAACAGATAAGGAAGATCTTATGAGAAAGGCAGGACTAATTAAGTTAGTTACTAAAGATGGTAGAGTTGTTGCTGTTAAAGTTTACAAAGATGAACTTGGTAGAAAATCCATAGCAGGAGGTACTGATGGAAGTAATGAGGGTAAGAAGTGGTTCATGAAAATCTGTGAAGAGGATATTAAACTCAACAGATCTTGGGGAGAAGTATCAGGTAAGATGGAACACATTATGCTTAAGAGAGGATCTGTACCAATACCAAGCTCAATGGTAGCATATATACTAGGTAAGCCAATTCACAGCTACGATCCAGATGGGTACCACTACACAAGAGAGATTCAAGGAGAACTACATACTAAATTAATGATAGGTGACCTTGATAAATTACTTGCTGCTGTACAAGCAAAAGGATAATTTAAAAATAATCTAAAAATAATTGGCAAAAAAGTTGCTACAATTAAACTTTAGGTGTATCTTTAAGTATTAGAAACAAACAAATAAATAAAGGTTATGATGTCAAAATTTTCAACACAGTTAGATTCTTATTTAACAAAAGAACAAATCAAAGAAGTAGCACCAGTTGTATTCGCTACAGAACCTACTAACAAGAGTGTTAGTGAGAAGTATCTTCATGTAAATACTGAAACAGTTATTGATGACTTAGCAAAGTTAGGATGGCTTCCAGTAACTGCAATGCAGAGAAGAACTAAACCAAGAAAGGATGGTTCTCCTACTATTAGATCCAAGCACATGGTATCATTTCAAAATCCTGATCTTATGATTAAGGGTACGAATGGAGATGATGCTTTCCCAAGAATCATTGTTACTAATTCTCACGATGGACTTAGCTCATTTCAATTCCGAGTTGGAATTTACAGACTAGTTTGTTCAAATGGATTAGTAGTTGCTGATGAAGAATTCTCAGCATTTAGTATCAAGCACAAAGGATATACCTTTGAGGAATTACAAACAGTAGTATCTTCTGCAGTTGAGGATCTTCCAAATAAGATTGTAGTTCTAAATAAAATGCAGGACAGAATGCTTACAGCAGAGGAGCAAAGACAATTAGCAATCGATGCTATGGCTTTGAGATCTACTAATCCTGATGCTAAGTATGATGAGCTTTCAATTCAAGAAGTGCTTACTGCAACTAGAAAAGAGGATGAAGGAGACAGCTTGTGGTTGGTATTCAACAGAGTACAAGAGTCAATCATCAATGGAGGATACTCAGCAGCTTTGAGAGGATCTAAAGTAAGAAAGGTTAAGAAGATTAAGAGTTTCGAAAGAGATCTTCAAGTGAACCAAGACCTATTCAAATTAGCAACAGCATTACTGAACTAATGGATAGAGACAAGTATCTACAGATGAGAAAATCAGGCCAGTATGATCTGGCTTGGTTTTACCAATACTACTTAGACAATAAAGATAAAAGTAGAGTCACACCTCCATTTGAATTATTTCAACAAACCTTCAATATGTACTTTCAAATGAATGCAGCATTCGTTTTGGATTATTTGGACAAGAAGATGGAAGTATCAAAAATACAAGACAATGCAGGAAATTTAATTTATATAAACTAAACATGGACGGAAAAGTAAAAACACCAAAAGAATTAATGGCAGACTTGAATGGAAACTATATACAAGTAATAACAAAGAGAGGTAAAACTCATGACAAGTTGTTCAAAGATCCACAGAAAGCTATACGAGCAGTAGGAGGAGTTGAAAACGTAAAGTACTTAAGAGAAGTTCTGAAGGAGCAAGTAAATGCAAAATACATCTCAGAGGATTCATTAACAGGGACAAAAGAAAACGAACTATAATTATGGAAAAATTAGGAGCAGTACTAGCAGCATTAGCATTAATTGCATTTGGAGCAATTGTATTAGCATGGCCCACACAATTACTATGGAACTATTCTTTAGTAGGGGCAGTAGACGGAATCAATCCAATAGGATTTTGGCAAGCATTAGGAATTAATCTTTTGTTTGGAATATTATTTAAGAACTCAACAAATACAAATAGTAAATAAGATGAAGACAAAAACAATTTTAAAGACAATTGGATTTTTAATAGGATGGATTGCATCTATTGAATTTATTAGTGTAGGATTTCACATAATGAATCAACCAAGTAACATAGCATTTCCATTAGGATTACTACTTACTCTATTAGTAATCATATCAGCAATGGTATGTGCAGGTAAGTTTGGTTCAGCATTAGTAGATTTATATTTTGAATATAGAGATAATAAAAATAAACAATTAAATTAATTTAAACAAAAGTAGTTATGAACAGAATTTTAGTAGGATTAGCGTTAGTAGTGTTAACATTAGGGTTAGCAGGATCATGTAAGATTGCCGATTCGGCAGAAGTAGCTTTGGTAGTAGACCAAATTGGAACCAATAAAGGTGTTCCCAACATTGAAATGGCAAGTGGATTTATTTTCTACTTCCCACCAACACAGGATGTATTTATGTATCCAACATCAGTTCAACATAAAGTTTGGACAGCAGATTCAAACGAAGATTCACCAACAGATGAACACATTGACGTAACATCAGCAGATGGAGCCACATTTGGATTAGATGTTTCAATTAACTTACAATTGCAAAGAGCAAGAGCATCTGAGTTATTTATCAAGTATAGAGTTGATATGGAAGATTTAATTAATACAAGAGTAAGAACTATAGTTAGAAAGGAATTGTTAGATAATGCAGTAGGATTCGCATCAGATAGTTTACTACAACATAGAAACATTTACGAGGCAAATGTAACTAGAACATTAAATGTAGCATTAGAGAAAGAAGGATTTACATTAAATAACATTGCAATTCTTAAAATGGCATTACCAGCATCTTATAAAGCAGCTATTGAAAGAAAGATTGCAGTACTACAAGAGACAGCAACTATTATATCTCAAACTAAACAAGCTGAGCAAACAGCATTGAAGAAAGTAGCATTAGCAAAAGGTAACTATGAAGCAGCACAATATGATGCTAAAACAAAGGAAATATTATCTCAACCTAAGTTACTAGAATTATATAAAGCAGAAACAGCTCGTATTAGAGCAACAAATGGTACATCTGAATATGGACAAAATAATGTATTTGGTTCAACATCAGGAGTATTTCTAAATAGAAACTAAAATAAATAAAAAATAATCGATCAAAGGCTTGCTTACGCAAGTCTTTTTTCGTATATTTAATTATAATTAAAAAGATAAAAGTTATGATGAATCAACAAGAAAACACAAACAGTTTACCTAAATATTGGGTAGTAAAATCAGACACTACTAATAGTAATTGGAGAAAAGTAATTGAATACTTGAATAAAACATATAATCGAGATTGGACTGGTGAAAAGCACAACTCTTATTATGGATATGATGGTGGTTATTGTTTTGGTGGTACAAATAACTACTATGATTTATACTCTTTCAAAAACACTCCAGTAGTTCTTACAATAGAAGAATTTGTAGAAATGACAGAAGGATTTGTTCTTCCTGAGAAATGGTGTATTAAAAGAGATGACAAAAATGATAAAATTGTAACAGATTTTATTAATAATTATTCAGAATCTACTCATTGTTATCTTAGATACAATCCAGAAAATCCTTACTTACATTATGTAAAAAAAAGTGTATCTTCCAATGGTCAACCATGGAATAATTACACAGAAATTACATTTGAACAATTTAAAAAATATGTATTAAAAACAAAAGAAACAATGAAAACAATTACACACACACAAGCACAACAAATAATAGATATTGCTTGTCCAAAATGGAAAGGAACTCTATCTGAAAGATGGGGTAGACATATTGTATTAAAACAATCAATCGCAATTACTGAAGAAAGTTATCAAGAAATGCGTAAAGCTTGTACATCTGAACAAAATGAATTGTTTGATGAGATATTTGGTAAAGATGAACCAAAGTTTAAAGTTGGTGATTGGGTTATGTATGAAGGATCTTTTAAAGCAGGACCATACCAAATAAAATCATTTAGAAGTGATGGTGTAGCATTAGATCAAAATGGAGAAGTAAGAGAAGTAAAATCTCAATACAGATTAGCAACAGAAGAAGAAATTCAAAAAGCTAAATACATTCCTAAAGGAACACCTTGTTTAGTTAGAGATGTTGATGCAGAATCATGGAAATTTGCTTATTCTAGTGGTGATGGTACATTTAAAACAAGTACAAGTAATTATGCTTGGAGACAAGTTCAAGTGTTAGACATAAACAATCTTCCTAAATACTAAACACAATGGATATAATATTGTACAGCAAGAAATATAAAGGTATTAAGGTAATGTTCAACTCTAGAAAGGGAAGTGGAACAATCATTGAAGGAATAGCAGTACAGATAGTTCCACAACTAGATGTTGTAATTCTTAGAGACAGAGAAAGTTTCTCACATGCAGTAAGTATGCTTTCAATACGAGAAATGAACTAAAAAAACAAACATGGACAACAGTATATTTAAACCTAACGTAACTCCAAGAGAGGTCATACAATCAGGAGCATTTGGATGCAGCTACTTTGGAATTACTATAGATGATTCAGAGGATGACTATACAGATCTATTTGAAAGTTTATTCAAAGGATTAGATACTAGGTTATACCTACTACCGAAGTACTCACCTAAGAGTAATAAGTTTGGTATAAGAAGTGGTAAGGATTATAGATACTGGAAGGACATGAAGTGGATAAGCTCTCACGATCCAAGAGGATGGTTTGCTTGGTATTGCAACTACTCCCTTGGAAGAAGATGCTCGGATGATGAAAGACAGATAAGCAGATGGTTAGACTTCTGTGGACCTAGTGGAAGATGGAGAAGTAATATCTACAGCAGAATACATGCTACAGGTGATTGGAACATATCTCCTAGAATACAACAATCATTACTTCATTGGGGATACAAAGTTAATCAAGAGGACTATCAACTATGGTTAAGTACTGGTACTAATATACCAAACGAGTACAAAGGAATATACAGAACATTTATAATCAATAAACGATAATTATGAAAAAAATACTATTAGGAGCTCTACTACTATTGAGCATAGCGTCTTACTCACAAGAGTCATTCCTAGATAAAATAGGCAATGGAAACGGACATGGCCAAAATGATGATGACGACGATGAAGATGAAGACGAGGACGACGATGATAATGAACCAGGAGCACCAATTTCAGATTACCTATACCTATTGGGTATTGCAGGAGTAGTATATGCAGGAAGAAAAACTATAATAAAAATTCAATAAGATGGAAGAACAACAACAAGACAATGGAGATTTAGTATTTTTAATTTGGCAAATTGAAAAATTAAGAAGACGAGAAGGTGGCTGTACAATGAATGAACTTCTTGCAGAAGCAAAAAAGAACTTTGAAGGAATTGAACAAATAAAAAAGAAATGATAGCAGAAGCAAAAGCAAGAAAGATCCTAGAGATACTAAGTGACAGAAAAGGATTTGAAGTAATAGACAATCTTGATGAACAGATCCTAGAGGAAATCGTAGAGCAAATCAGAGCAATCATAAAAGCATAAAGTAATGACCGTAAAACAATTAATCGAAGCACTATCCCAAATCGAAGACCAAGACATAAAAGTAATGACAAGAGGATATAAAGGAGGAGTAGATCAATTAGCAATAGGAAATGGTATAGGTAATAATAA